CCACATTCTGTGTACTAAATCACCATTACGGCTAACTATACATGAAACTCTGCTACCAAGAGCAGCAGTACCATTGAATGATTGTTGAATAGATTCCATAGCGAAGTTGGTATGTCTGCGATATACAACCTTAAAGAAGGTAATTTGGGGATTACCGGTAAGATAGATATCTTGAGCACCATAAGCGACGAGTTGCATTAAACCTCCACCCATTTTTTTTATATTTATACATGAGAAAATATTTTATTTCAATTGATTCAATAGATTATTAAATATTAATTTTTTATAAATAAAAATCTAAATATATATTTGATTCCTTAAGTTATTTAATATTTATTGAATTACTACTGTTTATTTAAATTAAAATTTTCAAAATTCCTTAAACTCAAATTATTTCTGATAAAATCTTTAACATACTGCTCCAAATATACTTCATGAGATACGTCATCTTTATGTTTTTTGAATTCATATTTACCATCATTCATTTTTCTAACTGTCCAACCAGATTCTAATGTATTATAAATAAATATCATCTTCTGTAAATCATTTATTCCAAGATTACTTTCCATATAGATTTATTATTTTTGTATTACATATTCTTTGAATCATATAGACGAATTATTTTTTTTCGTAATACTTAAGAAGAATGATATTCTTTATATTAAATACTTAAAGCATTGAATATATAAAATCTTTATATGCAAATAAGTTAGTAATGTCTACTAATTTTAAGGTTAAAACAAAGAAACTACAAAACGAACAACAGAGAGCCACATTAGATTTTAAGCACAATGAGATGGTAAAACATTTTGCCAACTTAAAAAAATCTTTAGTTTCTAAAAAGAAGAGGCTCAAACAATTAAATACTACACTGAACGAATTACATGATGAATATGTCACACCAGAATTGATATCTAAAAAATTAGATATACAGGAAGAAATAGACAATTTAATGAAGAATATAGAAGCAATTGAAAACAATGATGAAGAAAATAAATATTACTTAGAAAATGCTGACCTAATTTTTCAATATTTTCATAATATAAACGAAGTTGCCAAAAGTGAGCCCAATAATACTGGTGTAACTAAGAAATATAAACTCAAAAAAAAAGTTCCTGTTTCTAATCCTAAAAATAGTGTCATTTCTTTTTTTGGTAAAAATTCAAAATACGGAATAACTAATGATAATGAAAATGAAAATGAAAATGAAAATGATAATGAAAATGATAATGAAAATGATAATGATAGTGATCGTGAGAACGAGGATTCTGATGTAACAACTGATATACCCTCAAGAAAAAACTTTAACATAAATGATTACGTAGAAAGAAAACAAAATTTCCAGAGGGGACATATATTTGAAAGATTCATGAGCAAAGTTGAACCTACTTATAATATTTCTTCCCATAGAGACGAAAGTATTGATATTTGCGAACAATGTGGTATTGAAAAGTTAATTAACTACAATGAAGGAATCGCTACTTGTGAAAAATGCGGTAGCTGTGATTTCATCAAGATTGATTGCGATAAAAGAAGCTATAAAGATCCTCCACCAGAAATGTCTTACTTTGCATACAAGAGAATAAATCACTTTAGAGAATGGTTGGCTCAATTTCAAGCTAAAGAAACAACAGATATACCACAAAATGTTTATGATACCCTCTGGCTAGAAATTAAAAAAAATAGAATTACAGATATGAGAAAACTTGTTCCTACCAAACTTCGAGAATTTCTTAAAAAACATAAACTTAACAAATACTACGAACATATCCCACATATTATTTATAAACTAAATGGAATACCTCCTCCTGTTATTACTAAGGATATTGAAGAAAGATTATGCAACGCCTTTAAAGATATACAAGGTCCATTCGCTAAAGTATGTCCAAAGAATAGGAAGAACTTCTTAAGTTATTCATATGTTTTATATAAATTCTCTCAACTCTTAGAACTTGATAATTTGTCATCCTGCTTTACATTGCTTAAAAGCAAAGAAAAACTGCATAATCAAGACATCATCTGGAGAAAGATTTGTAATGAACTGAATTGGGAATATATCGATACTGTCTATTAATATCGTTTTTATAATTTATAACAAAATATATAAAAATAATAGTTCTGTAATACACTCATAGACTTAACTGTAGCTGTTACTGACCTTCTTAGCTTCTTGAAAAAATGCATAAAATCATAATTGTTTGGAACCTTTAAAACTATCAAATCAGTATTCTTAATTAATAGATTGACAAAATATACTAACTCTAACTTGCCTAAATATAACTTCATTTCATTATGTTCCTTGTAATCAAGTCCCCATGGAGCATCTATAAATATTACATCCTGTTCCAATTTTTCACAAACATTATTATAATCATTACATGTTACCTCAACATTGTCCAACTTAAATTGTTTTATGTTATTCTTTAATGCTAAACAATTTTCTTTACTTATTTCCACAGAATTCACATCATTAAAATACATACCAAAGTTTATACTATCACCTCCTATTCCTGCCGTAGCATCCGTAATTGTTAAATCTGATAACTTTTTATTATATATATCTTTCATGAATCTTTCTATATATTCTATCGTTACTAAACTCTGTAAATGTGGAGTAGCCATTGCACCCATGTAACCTGGCATCTGCAATTTAGATTGATCGACACCCTTCTTATGCGGAAATAATGATTCTAATAAAGTAACTTCTTTGTTTCTAGCTTTATAACTTAAATTATTTGTTCTAAACCACTTTTTTAAATATCTTGAATTCTTATTTCTTCTTGTTTCTATTAAATCTTTATTACTATATAACTCATTCCACTTATTATATAAATCCATAAAATCATCTATTACATCTTCGTTCATTATTGAAAATACACGAATACTGTTAATTTGATTATCTACCAATATAGATTCTTTATTATCATACTTCTCTACATCCCACAGTCCCTCTGGAATTCCGGTATTCTTTAAAACTGTAGCATATAAATTATCTATTAACTTTAATGTTTTCGTCTTATACTGATTATTCTTTTCATTGAATTCTTGACATGCAATAGTAACAGTATTTATATTATCTGTAACATTGTTCTTAAACATTAACACGGATTCATATAACTCTCCTAATAATATTAATAGATCCTGAATTATTTGAATATTGAAACAAAAATAGGGTAAGTCTATAATCATGTACCCATGTTTCTTCTGGATTCTTAATACTAATGGTAAATAAAGTAACAATTCCCTTATACTCGAAATTTCATTTAATATTATTAAATGTCTGCTGTTTAATCCAATACTTTCAGCCAATTTTATTGTAGTATTCAAATTATTTGTGGAGTATAGAGTATATGTAGTATCTATCTTCTGTTTAGTAGTGTTTATGTGTTTGTACTTTTTTTCTTCGAACTTATTTGATTTACCATTTAGTATATGCATAAAATTACTACACTTATAATTTGATAGATTATGGAGTATTCCATTTAATAAATCAATATTGAATTCAAAATTAACCTTTTTACTTGATTTTAATGTTGTTAATACTTCATCGACTACTGATGCATGAGTAAATACATTTAATACATTTGTGCTTTTAGAAATATATTCTTTTAATTTTGGTAAAATATTTATTACATTTATATACCTATAAAATTCAATAGACCTTGTATCATATAAATATGCCCAATGAAATATAGTTTTAATTTCGGTATCCTTAAGATTTAATGTTTTACATGTTTCCTTAACGAATGTTGTTTTATCTATTAATTGTAAATTTAATTTGGATATTCTATTATTAACTAAGTAATACTTAATAGGTTCACTAAATAGAATTCTATTTAATTCATTAATTTCTATATTGGATAACTTCTTTGACTTGGATACTTTTTTTTTGTTCTCTTTATTTGATAAATTTTTTTTTACCATATATTATATAGTCATATTTTAGAAAATATAAGATTATGATTTAATTTTATATTTATGAAAACGTTTTCTTAAATGTTTGCTTTTGATTTTTTAAACTACGCCGAATCCCTTGTATCCAACATGGGTAGCACCAATTCCGAAACCTGCACCTTTACGTGCGGCATCAGATACAGCTGGGGCATACATGTCTAATACAGCGAAAGTTGCTGCGCCAGTTACGGCAATCATTGCAACTTCCTCTAAGCCCATCTTTTTACGTGGAATATAGTAAGCAGCTACAGCTACTGCGGCACCTTCTACTAAATATTTTACGGCACGCTTCATTGCTTCTTGAAGATCTAATTCTAAATTGCTCATATTTGATTTTTATAAATTATAATTAGAAATTTTTTTCGGACAATCCTAAATAATTAATTGTAAAATTATTTAAACAGTTCGTTAAATAATAAAATTATAATTCTTATATATATTTATAAAAATGTCAGACCCAATTGAAGATTTTTTAGAAAATGATAATCCTGTTCCTGGTCAAAATTATACATGCCTCTCATTTGTGTCCCCTGAAAGCATCATAGAAAAGAAAGAACTTTTTTATATGCAAGAATTCTTTAAAAAGAACTGTGAGTTGCAAGGAATAAATAAAGACAAAGCCTTAAAGTTCTTAAAAACATATGAAGACTTTAAGTATGAAAATAAGGATTCCTTAACTAATTTATTTAATACCGAAAATAATGGACTTACAAGTGTGCGTGGTATTAAAGTAAGAGGAACATATGATACACTAAGAGAAGCACAGGTAAGAGCTAAAGTACTACAACGCAGAGACCAAAGTTTTCATGTTTATGTAGGTCAAGTAGGTTATTGGTTACCCTGGGATCCAGATCCAAATACAGTTGAAAAAGAAGAGTATCTTGAAGGACAATTAAATGAACTTGTTAAGTCTTACAAAGAAAATCAACGACAAAAGGATGAATACTATGAAGAAGATACTAGAAGACGAATAGATAAAACGAAACAAGATGGAGATGCCAGTGGTAAAGTTGAACAAATTAAAGATGGTGAAGATGATGAAGATAAAGACAAATTAGCTGACGAATTAGTTTTTGATAGTCGCCCTCATCTTAAAAGTGAATTAGAAGAAACTCAAGAAGAATCAGATAAAAACTTACTAGAAATTAAATCTAACATTTTTGATGTTTGATATTTGTAATATTTAATCTTCTTAATTATATTAATTAATTATTATATAATTTCTATACTTATTATATAATAATGAAATCTATTATAATGTTACTTTTTATGATTGGTCTAGTTATGGTTGTAGCTGGATTCTATAAAAAGAATCTTAAATGCCCACCTCCTAAAGTTATCTATAAATATGTGCCTAGAACATTTAAGGAAGAACAAGAAAATCCTACTCAATCAACCGATTTATTCGCTAAAATGTTTAAACAACCGTCTTCTTGGTGGTTGAATAAAACTCTTGACTAATAATCTTTATGTACATTAATATGAATATTTCTTTTTTTAGAATAACCATCACTTAACTGTACTTCTTCTTCATCAAATCCTGGATCATATTCACTATCATTCTTTTCCCAAAAACTATCTAAACATAATCTAAAATCAGGATGATCTGTTGCTTTATACCAAAATACTTGGTCTTCTAATTTATTACTCTTTGCACCATTATGCACTACAATACATTCAAAATTTTCTGTACAACTATCCATTACCTGATTGAATATATCAAATGTCGGAAACATTCCTGCATATTGCTCATAAATCCTTTTTCTGTTCGAAAATATGTTTTCCCTTAATATAAAAACATAATCAACATTTGTTCTTAAATTTGGAGGAATACCTAATGCATATTGCATAGTTAACAAAAAGAATAACTTAAAATGACGACCATTCATAAAACAAGACCTGATATTAATATCTCTAACCCACTTATTATCATATAAACAATCATCTAATACCATAAATGCTCTTGGATCGACGTTTCTATACTCTAAATCACAATTCATTTTATTCACTATAATTTTTTGTCTTTTAATAACTTTATCTAACAATTCTGGAGTATACTCATCATGTACAAATAATGGTGGAACCATTTTACCATAATTTCTATTAGCACTTTCAGTACCTGATATTACTGTTCCAATGGGTATATCCTGATGATAGTATAATAAATCTTTAACCAAAAAACTCTTTCCAGTATTTCTTTTTCCTATAAATAATACAACTGAATCAGATGGGATTGATCGAATATCAAATTTCTTTAATCTTAAACTAAATGTACTATTGCTCATAAAATGACTTATTTATCAATTAGATAATTTCCAAAACCCTATAACGCAAAAATTTAAAAGCCTGGAGGCTTAGTATCTATGTCTAGTGTTAAGTCATCTAAACTGAAAAAATAAGCTATCCCTGCACATAATCCTGAAACATATGTAATGTTTTTACAATATGTCATCGTACTCCTCTCCTTATTTGATACCTTACAATCTAAAAACATAAGTAAATAAGTGACTAATCCTACCAATATCGCAATCACATATGGCTTCTTCAATAAATCTAATTTTAAAAATTTAATCATATTTTATATTAAAATTTACGAGAATAAATGTTAATATAATACGCAAAATTCTTAATTATAATAAAAATTAATTTATATATATTTAACTAATTTTCACCAGAATCTGAGTCAGCATCAGCAAATAACATTACCTTCTTTGGTACAGCTTTCTTAGGTACTCCTGTAATAGTTACTTCCCGAATATTTTTATCTTTTTTTGGTTTTTGTTCTCTAGAATCTTCATTCATTTTTGGTTCTTTAGATTCTTCTCTGTCTTTCGATAATTCCGTAATTTTCATATTTATTGAATTTATTTCGTATTTCAATTGTTCCGCTTTTAATTTCTCATCATTTTGCGATTCTTCTGGTTTAGGTTGGTTGAAACTTTTTCTATATGGCTCAATCTGTTGCATTGCTTTTCCAATATTTTTATCCTGTGATAATACCTTGAAATTACGACCCAAAAATGGTTCATCATCAGAAAAATCGAATTC